CAGCCTAAAAACGTGTAGCGGGAGTTATCGCCAATATAAGATTTGCCGTACCGGCTGCTTAACACACCGGTCAGGTTGTTTTCCCAGTACCAGCGGATGCGCCCCGTGTCAATGTCCACACGAGTGCCAGCATCTTTGCCCATACGAATCCAGGCATTGTCCAGGTCATAAGTGGTTGTGCGCGCCTTATTGTGAATCTGTCCGGTGGTAATGTTGCCGCCGTTGATGATTGTTTTATCCTGGTTCCAGGTGCTCAAATCCGAAAATGTCACCACGCCGGATAGGTTGATCTGTGCGCTGGTGATCTCTGTTCCGCCTGCCGTCAGCTTGATGGTGCTGCTGGTTCCGCTTGTGCTGGCCGTCAGCTTAATTTCGTTCACCGTCTGCTTGATCTCGGTTTTTGTTTCGGTGGTAGTCAGGTAATCGCCGCTGCTGGCCGTCCACGCGGTAGGCGCGTTGCCCATCTGCACCATGGGGTGCATGATGGTCAGATCGTTGGTAACGGTGGCGTTATCGTCCGCGGTACTCACAAACAGACCGTCTGCATAGCCGTCCGCGGTCGCCGTGAACGCCGCCCAGCGCAGCTTCCAGCCGTTGTCCAGCGCAATGTCCCGCTGGGCCTGCTTGAACGCGGAGCCGTAATAACTTTTTGCGCCGCTGCTGCTCTTGGTCTCGAACTGTAAAAACAGGCTGTCCGTGCCGGAGTTGAGCTTGTACAGTACCGATGCACAATAGGTCATGCCCTTGGCAATCACCAGCGTTTTGTCCGCGCCAAAGTGGAAGCGGGTGTTCTGCGCCCTATTGGTCACCCGGACGGATTCACCGCTGATCGTGTATGTTCCTTTTTTTCTCAGGTCATTGCCGCCTGCATCCAGGGTCGCATTGTTCCAGTCGTCGGTGCCCGCAATAATATTGTTGCCGCCGGTGATCCGCTGCGTTACCGTCTGGGTAATTCTGTCGGCTTTCTGGTCAATCGCGGATACTGATTCTTTAACGGTTTTGAATTCCTTCTTGGTGCTGTCCAGGTCGTTGGAAATGGTTGTGGTGGTTTCTTTCAGGCTGCGGACAGTTGAGCTGATACTATCCGCCTTCTGGCTGATGCCGGAGACATCCTCTTTCAGGCTGTTCACCGTTGCGGTGGTGGCGTAATCCTGCAATTTGCTGTCAACGGCATCATTGGCAGCGCTGGTAGCGGTGTCCTTCACGTTGGCCGTTACCGTTTCAGTCACTGACTTGGTGACTTCGGTCTTGATTTCGTCAGCGGTTTGCGAAAACAGGCTTTTTGCGCTTTCCTGCGTCAGGTAATCGCCGCTGCTGGCGTTCCACGCGGTGGGCGCATTGCCGTATTGCAGCATGGGGTGAAGCATCGAAAACTTGTTGGTGCAGTTGCCATCGCTGTCGAACTCGACAGTTTTCAAAACACCGTTTTTGCTGGGGGTCCATGTACCATACCGCAGCACCCAGCCGTCCGTCTGCTCAATTTCGAGCTGGTCAGCGGTTTTTATGTAGGCAATGTAATTTTGTCCGTCATCGCTCGTAAACGTAATGCCAAGCCGCAGCGCATCGGTGCCGGAAATGAGTTTGTACATAACGGACAGACATAGGGTAACGCCTTTGGTGATATGAGCGCTAACAGCGTTGAACTCGAACCCGCGGCTTGTGTTCGCATTGGTAATTGTTGCGCTGCCATCATTGCCATACGCCACGCTACTGTCAATGCCGACATAGTTGGCGTTCTTGAAGCTCTCACTGCCCAGGATCAGGTTGCCGCCGCCGGTGATTTTGGTGTCTTTTTTCACCTCGGAGGAAAGCCCGTCCACCGTTGCTTTCAGGTCGGTATACTTGCCGGTCAGGTCGCTGGCCTTTACTTCCAGGCCGTCCACGCTGGTCTTGATCTCCAGCATCTTGCCAGTCAGGTTCTTGTAGCTCTGGCTGTTCACGGCGCTGGAACTTTCCCGGCTGGCGCTGCCCACGCTCTCAAAGCTGGCTTTGCCGGATGAGATTGTGGCGCTCATCAGGTAGGTGTCGAACTCCCGCCCACGTGCGTCCTTAACGTGCACGATCTGCCCGCAGGCAAGGCCGGAGCTGCTGGGCACCGATACTTTGCAGGGGGTGTAGGTCACGTTTTTCAGCACGTTGTACAGGTTTTGGACAACGCTTTTCAGGTTGGCTTCGGTGCCGGTTGTCAGCAGCAGGTTGCCCTGCACTGCATAGGTGTTGGTGGCAGTGGTGCTGTCGGGGTAGATGACCCCCACGTCACTGTCCGACTGCCGGATCTGGACTTTCTCAATGGCCTTGACCGTGTAGTCCTCGTAGCTCAGGCTGTCAGCATAATAGGCAGTGCTGTTGCTGGCACCGTCCGGGGTGATTTTAGCAGTGCTGCGCTTGTCTGTGTAGGTCAAAAATTGCAGCTTGCCGTCTGCATTCATGTGGGCGTAGCAGCCTGCCGCTTCCGCCGCCCAGGAGATAATCTGGCGGCAGGTCAGGTCGTCCGCGTAGAACGCCTGCACGCTGTAGCTGCCATTGATGGGCAGACTGCTGCTGGCAAGCGTGACCCCTGCCCGCTGGCAGGCCAGCTGTACCAGCTGCCAGATGGTCTTGGGGAACTGCGCCTGATTGGCGTGCAGCCAGCCGGAGAAGCCCGCATCCAGCTTGGACATGGTGTCGTAGGCCGTGACCTTGTAGCTGTTGCGCTTGGTGCGGGTGGGCTTTTCAGCATAGAAAACGCCTACCTTGGTTCGGTTCCCGGCATCATCCTGCCGGTAGTAGGTCAGGGCGTCCCCGGCAGTGATCTGCAGGCTGCCGCCCGGGTCCGCCCAGATTTCGGCTTCGATGTAGTCCGAGAACGCAGAGCCGATGGTGAACTCCTGCCCGGCGTTCACCGCAGCGTGCAGGGTAAGAGCTTTAAGGGTGCTGCCAGCCTCTCCGCCTTTCAGCTCAGTGCCGTTTGGCAGCCGCAAAACGGAATAGTACATACTTCACCTCCGGTCAGCATTCAATAATGTTAAACTTCAAATTCTTCCACTGTTTCGTCTTGGCATTGTGCCAGGCGATGCCGTATTTGCTGCAGTAGCAGGTGGTTGTTTCCGTTTCGGTGGAAGAACCCGCCTTCGGGTGTGTGAACTGAAATTCGGCTTTGCCTGCAAACAGGTTGATGGTGTACCTGTATTCTTCATCTGTAAGGCAGCTGTACGCAATTGGCCATGTGGCCACTTTTTCGCGCACAACTTCCCGGTGCATTCGTCCGGCTTCGTCGCGCCCGGAATCGCTGGAATCCAGGTCGGAATAGCTCGGTTCGATGTCGCAGTCCGGTGCGTACAGGGATTTGCCATCGATCTGGAACAGATTGGTCAGGGTCACGTTACACACCTCCTGTTGCAATGGCCTGTTTGCGCTGCCAGCGTTGCACGGCGTGGCCCACGTCCTCGTCGGTCAGCTCAATGCCGTACACGGCGGAGAGGATCTCCCGCAGCACGGAAACCACGGCTTCAAAGCCTGCCATCTGGCCCGCCTGCAGGTCTTCCATGACCTCGGCCACAGCCTGCTTGATGGTGTCCAGCGGAGCTTCCACGTTGGTGCCGTGGCTCTGGTCGCCCAGCACGGCGAGGAACTCCCGGTTCGCCGGGATGACCGCGCCCTGCGCCAGGTAGGGAATCTGCGGGGCGGTCAGGGTGCTGATATTAAACCCAACATGCCCGCCGCCGAATATGTCCGGCAGGTCGAACGACAACCCGTTCAGCGCGTTGATGACCGCATTGATGCCGGTGACAACGGCGGAGATCATCCGATTGATGAAGCCGATGATGCCATTGACGGCGGTTTTGATGGCGTTCGTCATCTTATCCCAGACGGTGTTGACCGTGTTGCCGATGGCCTGCCAGGCAGCATCCCAGTTGCCGCGGAACACGGCGCTTAAAAAGTCCGCCAGCCCACGCAGCACAACAATGGCCAGATCGATGGCATCCGCAATAGCCCCAACGGCCACGCCAACAACGTCCGCAATGGCGTTGAATACCTCAGCAAACGCGGGGCCGAACGTGGCGATGATCCACTTGGCCACCGGGGCCAGCAGGTTGTTCCACAGGTCCAGCAGGCAGTTGGCAACGCTTGCCACCAGCAAAAGAATGTCGTCCCACAGGGGCTTGAGATGGGAGGACCAGAGGGTAGATAAAATCTGCATCAGGTTGGTAAGGATCGGCTGCAAAACGTTCTGCCACAGGGTGGTAAAAATGCCTTGCAGGTTTTCCAGCGCCAGGGCGGCACTCTGGGCAATGGGCTGGCCGTACTCGGCCCAGGTCAGCTGAACGCCGCCCAAAAGATCCTGCCAAACGGTCAGGACAGCGGTTTTCATCTGCTGCCAGGCTGCATCCCACAGCGCGGCGGCGGGGGCAAGCACAGCCTGTAATGTAGCCCAGAAATTTTGCAGCTGCTGGTTTAATAGAGCCGGCGGACTTAACTGTGGCGGTTCGGCATCTGCGGCTTTGATTGTTGCAGCGCTGCTGTTTTTGCGGGTGGTGGAAGCCGCCG